GGGAAACCATTAAATTCTTTTGCTATCTCTTGCATATATTCACCACATTCACATAGTGCTTCAACTGTTCTAACTTTGCCATCTATAATTTTAATAGTAGCTTTCATTAAATCTTTTGTATTACCACAACTATTACATTGAAACTTTAACATAATCTATCTAATTCAAAGTGTAGATGATTAATTGCTTTTCTTATATCTTGTTCTGCTGGATTGTTTTCTTTTTTTCCTGCACGTAGTATATATTTCATAGCACTACCTAAGTTGTAACTTAAATCAAAGTTTGCTGCTACATCTTTAGCCATATATCCGTTCTTTCCTTTATAATATTTAGGTATTTCGTTTTGCATTTCTTTTTGGTATTGTGGTACGTTCATTAACTCTATCGTTAGATAATGCACCTGTTCTTGTTTTAAATTTATTAAAGTTCTTTTCAAACTTTTTCTTTTGATCTACCCTATATTTGTAATCTATATATTTTACAATTAAAAAACATATAAATATACAACCTAATAATATTCCCATTATTGTTAACATTTTTTTTATTTATATTTCATAAAATTTATTATCATCTATTTCTTTATACTTATTGTATGTACTTCTTATTCCGTCTAAACAAGCACTTAAACAACTACTACAAGAAGTTCCTGTTTTATAGTTTGATCCACTAATAGTATTCCATAGTTCTATCATTCTTCTTTTTACTTCTTGGTTCTTTGCCCTACCTGTCTTTACATCAGGATATATTGCTAATACTTCTTCTACTATTTCTAAAGGTAACTGATCGGGTACTTCTATTTCTTTTGTTTTTACCCAATACTTTTCAGGACATTCCATAGGTGCTATTCTTGCTTTTACTTTCATAAAACATAAACACCTTTTACATTGACCTGTTGGTTTAAAGTAGTAAACACATTTCTTACAGATAGATAATCTATCTTCATATACTTCTTGATTTGTAAAAAATCTATTCATCTAATTCATCTTTTATTAATTCCCTTACTTTATCTATTGTAGTAAACAAACTATTTCTACTAATCTTGGTTTTCTTTGCGAGTGAATCGAGTGTGTTCCCTTCGTAGTAATAAAGTTTAAATATATTTCTATCATACCAATATACATTATCTAATATTTTATCTATCTTTTCTAGTTTTTGCCATTGGTATTCATCACAAATTGTACTATCTGACATATTATAAATACTATTATTATATGCATCTTTTTTTGTATGGCTCATATTTACTCCGTATAAATTAGTGTAATACTTTTTATACTTATAATAAAACGGACTTCTAGGACTTGTTAAAGCCCTTCTTAATACTACAGCACCATATCTTATTATACCTTCTTCACCATCTTTTTCATATATATTTTTTAATGTTTCCTGATTCATCTGCATAAAATATAGCATAAGCTCTTGTACTGCATCATCTATTTCATTTTCATTTTTAGTAATACCAAAACACATTTCTTTAAACCTTTCCCTTAATTCTGATATTTTAATATAAATCTTATTCATTAACAGGATTTATTTTCTCTAACTTATCTATTACTTCTTGTAACATTTCATTCAATAATACTCTATAAGCACTTATAGTAGATGAATTTCTTTTAGTTTCTATTCCTGCAAAAAACCCATTAGTCATAACTGAAAGGTTTATTGGTAAGATCATTAACCAATCGTACCAATTATTCTGATCTACACTTTTACCATAGTTATTATGAAATTCTATAATTATATCATAAACATCTAAATAATTTTTCCAACGTGTTTCATTTGCTACATCTCTTGCAAATTCTTTCAACATAATTGTATAATTGTTTATTATAGTTTTGTGTTGGTGGTTTGCAAAAATTGGTTTGTGCATAGACAAATTTAAAAAAATTATTATTCAATACCTTTTTCTTCTTTTAAGTTTTTAACAATAGCCTTATAATAAGTTATATCTTCTTCGTATTCTATCCTGGTTTTTTTAACTGTAGTTCTTGCTAAATATTCTAAATCTTGTGAAGTACCTAATCCAAATTGTGAATTTAACTTTATTCCAAATTGCCATTGTTCACCTTGTTCAAACATATTACACTTAACACATTGTACTTGACAATTTTGTTCATTCCACCGTGTTGCGTGGTGTCTGCGACTTTGAAAGTGTCCACATTGTAATTTTTTATAATGATCTATTTTACCACAAGTAAAGCATTGTGATATACCTTCAGATGTTGCGTGTCTTAACCTAATATATAAACTAAACCATTTGTCTAGTTCTTTTTTAAGTTTACTTACGGACTTCATATCCTAAATCTTTTCTCCATTTATCTTGTAATACACTTTTTCTTGTATAATATTTTTCACCTCTTAATTTTGGTTCTTCTTCTTGTAGTTTTGCCCTTGCCCTTTTAATACTTGGTGCTGATGTTAATTTACCGTTTGCAATTAATATTAAAAAATGTTTTCTAATATCTCTAGGTACACCGTATTTTTCTAATTCGTGATCCCAAATGTTTGCAAATAACCTATTGTCATTATCTCTTAAATGTTTGTGTTTTTCTAACCAATACTTTACTGTGTCTTTTGTTTTCATATTATAGTGATTTTAAAATTTCTAAACATAATTCATAAGGCACTTTACTTCTTTCATAATTACCTTTAAGTCCTTGTGTGCCTGTTTGTGAACCTCTAGGTGCTGATACGTGGCAAGTATCACCGTTTTTACATATAGGTTTAGGTAGCCAACCTTGTAGTTTATTATCTTTAAATAAATCATTACTAGATAAATGATTTGTCCAAATATCTGTTGGTTTCATTCTTGTATCTCCATACTGACAATATGTTACTGTTGTTCTTGGTAATTCCTGCATAAATTTTAACTTTCTTAATTTACCTCTAGGATTTTCAATAAAAAAATAATCAGGCTTAAAATAATCTATTATTTGTAATGTTTTTACTACTATCTTACAACCTAATACTGCTTCATTAGTTTTTGGTGTATGATCTTTATTCCAATGTTTACCAATACTAGCAACACTAAAGTAAGTGCAAGGTGGACTTGCCCAAATACAATCAGGTTTAAAAGGTACTTTGTTTACATCAAAATTTAATATATCTGTAACATAATCTATATTTTCAAAATCTTTTATATCTACAGAAAAGGTTTCGTGTCCTAATTCTTCTGCAACTTTACTAAAGCTTCTGCTACCTGCAAATAATTCTAAAACTTTCATTTTAATAATTTTATAGGTTCTTGATAATATAATACATTTTCTTTTGGTTTATTTAAAGTATGTACTTCATAATAAGCATTGTCTATTGTTTTCTTATGTGTTATTATCCAACGGTAGAAAGTCCTAATGTTTAAAAAAGGTTCAAAGTCACAAAACCTTACACCAATTCTAAAAGCATCTTCTATCTGATTGAATGTTAAACGTTTAAATCTTTTTTCACTTACAAGATCAGTTGCAAGTATTTTAGATAGTGCAGCCATTGTTTTACCATCTGTACGGTGTCCTAACTCTATAGAAGTTTTAGCTACAAGTTCGTAAATCTTTTTTGATAAATCTTCTACGTTCTCTTGACTTAATTGTTTCATAATTCAACATCTTTTAATTTAGGTTCAGGATTTTCTTCATCAAATGCTAATTGACATTCATTACAACAAAATATCTCATCTTCATTTATATAAGCAAAACAATATAAACATTCATCATCTGCGACTTCAATAATTTCTTTTGGATATAAAGGTATAATTTTCATAATAATTCTTTTCCTTTTAAGTATTCGTTTATTTGACTATCTATTTTAGATGTTGGTTTAGGCTTATCCCATTTCTTTTGGTTTTTTTCCCAACGCAACAATCTTAATTTTATTTCAAATGTACTTTGTTTTTGGTAACGCATTTTCTTTTTTCCTTCTGTCCAATAATTAATAAAATCTTCTAACATATCTTTAGGGTAATCATAAGTCATAACTTCAGAAATAAATTTTTCCCTTATAGATATATTATTACTTGTAGTATTAATTCTTGTATTATTCTCTTTGCTTATTTTGTCATTAGCCCTAACATCTTTTTTTACTATACCTATAATCCTTTTAATTATTTCTTTGTTAGAATTACGTTCTATCTGAACAGTAATAAAACCTAATTTAGTAAGATCACTTATCCACCTGGATACTGTATTTTTACTAACTCCATACAATTCAGCAAAATAACTATTACTTGCAAAGCAGTACCCTAACTTATTACTTAATGCTGTTATTTCTCCATACAGAAGTTTAGCATTAGGTTTTAAGTTAGAGTACCTTACATCAGAAGGTATTATTGCATAGTATGTTGGATTTTCTTTCATTTAGTTACAACAATATCAGCAATTTCATATTTATAATTTTCACTTTTCAGAATTTCTTTAATGTTTTCTAATTGATTAGAAAAATCAAAATAAGAAGTTTTAATACCACAACCCACTTCACCTGATTTAACTAATATAATTAAATCTTTTTTAGGGTGTTCTGTAACTCCTTTCCTTAATAAAAATTCTTTCATAATATGTGGATCGTTAAATATTTTTTTATGGTTTTCTAATTTGTGATATGCCAAATATACTTTGTTATATGCTTCACGATACTTCTCCCAGCCATAGTTATTAACGTGCTGTTTTTCATAATGATATACTAAAGTTCTATCCCTTTTCAATACTTCAGCTATAGTTTTACGGTGTATGCCTTCTTCCTTTCTTGCTATAACACCTGCTACCATTCTTGCTATCTGTAAAGGCTGTACCCTACTTTTATAAGATAATGAACCTTTACGTAACCCTAATACACTTGTAGTAAGGTTACATATATGTACAAAGTTATCTTTTGCTGTCATAATTAAAATGGTAAATCATCATTATTACTATTATTAGGTTTATCATTAACCCAACCAATCATTTTTTCTGCTGCTTCAAATACTTCTTCTAAACTTGCTTCAGCACCTTTTAAGTATTCTACTGCACTTCTTAAACTTGATTGTCTAATAATAAGTTTTTGTCTATTAGGATCTTCTTTAAATCCACTAAATCCTGGCTTTTGATATA